TCTCAAAGATTCTTTTTTCTCAATCTTCATTCTATAGATACTTCCCATCCAAACTACATCTGCAAGATATTGATTTTGCTCATCAACTTTTTGCTGAACAGGATCATATCCTACATTGAGAGTTCCGTTGAAGTCGCCAGAAATATTAACTGACTCGGACATGAATTGTTTAAAGTTTTTCATCAGCAATTCCACGCTCTGAGTGACTTGTTAATTCTGCTATCTGGATCACTAGCAGTCTTCTTACTAGTTAGTTTCTTTTTCATGCCCTTCATTCGAGCGCAGAAGGATGCCCTCCTGGAATTTCCAACCTTCTTGCTTGGTGCCTTAAGGTCAGATCCTGGATTTTCCTTTTCATAAGACTTTCGTCCTTTTTCGTTGAGTCCGCCTTCTTTATTTTTTCCTGATTTTTTTGTCCATGCTGCCCCTTCTGCGTGGAGAACCGGTTGTCCTGGTTCATAGGTAGATACCCTGAAAGTTGCTAGTCTTGCGCCAGGATATACCTTTTCAATCTGTGTTTGTACATCAGATCTTCTAGGCATAGTTGTTTGAGGGAAGAACATTTTCAGAGCAAAGTATCTGCCGCGATACATGAAATAAGTATCAACAAGATTGCCAGTTTTTGCTGGAAGTCTTACTGCTTCAGATACTTCTTTCTTTTTATTAGTATCGATGAGAGCATTGTCACCATACTTGGCACGGATACTTGCCTTTACTTTTTCAAGTGCAGACATACCATCACTGGCAGGTTTCTTTTTGCCAAAGGTATTTGGTGTGTTACTAACTGGTTTGTTGTAACGGTTGTTGCCGTCAACACCACCACGCTCTTGGCGTCTGTCTCTCAAACGATCTTCAGCAGATTCGATTTGAACTTCTTCCTTCTTCACACAATTTGGATATTTCTTTCCAAACATAGTCTTCATTCCTTTTTTCTCATAACCTTTCCAACATGCCTCACCAATTTCTGTTTCTTCTTTCTTTGTGCTATTGCCCCAATTAGCAGCACCTTTCTTACGACACTTGACTAGTGCTCCTGACGCATACGCACTTGGCCAAACGCTGTAACGTGATTTGACTTTATGATAACAGGCATCTTTGGTTCCACTGCCTGCACCTTTTCTGTCTTTCTCAGCTTCGTTCAATTCAACTTCGATTTCATCTCCGATTTCGACGTTGTTTTCTTCAAACCATCCACGGTTTACTTCTAACGCATACAATACTTGTCCATCAGAAGTTACTGGAGTTTCGTTATATGGTTCTAATTTTTTAATGCTTTCTACTATTCCTTCCTCTGTGACGAAAGCAATGTCAAGAGGAATCTTTGTTTCTTTCATATAGAAAGACTTTTCTCCAACTTCATCAAAGACAAATAACATGCCTTTATTAAAGTCAAGACTTTCACGGAACATCAGTCCAAGATTAAAGTCACGAATGTTATTTGGAATTTCAATCTCTAGTGGGAGGGTTGTGAACTCTTCCTTTACTTTCATTTCTCCACTATCTACATAATCCGCTGCAGAGTCAAGATAATCTGCTGCTTTGGTAATTTTTGATTGAACCCATGCTTCAATATTTCCCTCACCCTTACCCATTTTGGATTTAAGTCTCTTGGCAGCACTCATTACCGTGGAAAGTTGAGATCTTGCCATGGAATATTCATGATCCTTTTTTTCTGCCATTTCCTTTAATCCTGGTTCTGGTTTTACATAGTCTTTGCTTTTCTTACCCTTTGCAAATGTTTTTACATTTGTGGGTTTTGCTGCCCCAGACTTTGATTGTTGTCCAGGATCTTCTTGACGCTTGCGACGAACTGCTGAACGAATAATGTTTTCACCTTTTTTACCTTTTCTTTTCAATGCAGCAAGTCTTGCACTACTAAAACATTTTGGAGTCTTGGTTTCTCCTGGTTCATTAGCACATGGAGAACCATCTGATTGAACCCATCCAGGTTTTCCGCCTTTTGACTTAGAACCTTTAAACCAATTGCGAAGACTTCCACCCTCATCGATGTGCTCATTATCTTTCATTAAATCTCCATTAGGCATTACATGATGCCCTTTAGGAATAGGTTTGCATTTTTCACAGTCGTTGCAATAATACTCACCCTTTTTACACTTCATGCTACTGGTTTTGATTTAGAGAAAGAGCAATCAATACTCTTTTTATATTTATTCATCCAAAACTCTTGAAACTGTTTAAAAGTCTTAATTTTATGTGTTAATGGATGTTCTAATCGCTTTGAATGTAGTAGAGTTTGTCGAAGATGGTGTAACTAACAACCTAACATTGCCAGAAGAAATATCACTATTAAATGATGCAAGAGAAGAATCAGTTTTTACAATTGCAAATTCGGTATTATATGTACTACTGCCATCATGCACAATAATAAATTCTACAGTGTGATAATTACTTCCACTAGAAACTTGTATTTGATATCTTGCAGAACGAAACTGATCAGAATCAAATACATCCAATGCAACTTCATCTGTTGATGCAGTTGTTACGCTAGAAACAGTTATGTTTTGGAAGTTTTTTTGACTGATAAGTTTAGGCATCAGGTTGCAGTCTCCAAAATACTTAAAATTAATTTCAAACTACTATTTGCGCTCGCCAAAATTTGAATCGAATCACTTGTTTCTAAAACAAGTTTTCCATCAAGAGGAATATATGCATCATTTGGAGGAACTGTCGCGTCTTTAATTATCTCTGTAGCAGTACCACTTCTAACATGGGACATTGTAAATGAAGTTGCACTTGTTGTGGTATTGGTTACATGTGCATATAAAACAATCGCTGTATATCCTGTTGGTGCAGTATAAGCTGTTTGATTACTATCTGTTAATTCTAAAGTTTCTGTTTGAAACCTATTCAGTGCTAGTTGTGCCATCTTAACTGAGTGCTAAAATAAAGGGTGTCATTTCTGAAAATAAACTTCTGGAGAATGCTCTTCCACTAATCGTGCCGGTATTTTGATTAATTTGCAAGTCGTCACCGATTCTAAAGTTGCCCGCCTGATCCGTACTGGTGTAAATTACTTTACCTCCATTGGAACTTGTGACTTCATTTGCCTGGATAGTAACACCACCTCGTTTTGGCGTTGCCAACGTGATAGTATTTCCAGAACCAATGTATTCAAAAGTATGGGAACTTGCGATAATCTTACTTTGTTGGAAGAAGTGAACTGATGTTCCAACACCAATAGCATTAAGTAAGTTTTCTGCAAGTGTCAGTGTAGTGATACCGGCACTAGGGGGTGTCGAACTATTTATTGTATAGTAAATCGGAGCCATGACTGCAGTTGCAGTCGCACCGTTTGAACCAACATTGGGAGCACTAATGGTGACATTTGGTGTTGTTTGATATTGTGAACCACTACTGATGACAGTAATGGATGCAACACTTTCTCCCTCAAGTGTTGCGAATGCCGTTGCAGTTTCGCCGGAGGATCCTGTTGGTGCGGCAATAGTTACCGTTGGAGTTGATGTGTAACCTGTGCCCCCCGAACCAACGGTAATAGTTTCAACGGATTCAAATAGTTCTCCAAAGAAAGCAATTTGTCCGTCATATGGACGAGTCTGTCCTATACCAATATTCAAAGTTACATTATCTTGCGAAATGGCAGCACTAGATGTAACGGTTCCAATGAATTGGGTAGCACCCTTTCCATCAGCAACCAAACCCAATGTGCCAAAACTACAGTTACTATTAGCAACATCTGCTTGTCCACCAGCATGACATGTGATTGCCTTATCACAGCAGATGGTAAACACAGAAACTAATTGGGCATAACCTTCATTGGTGACTGCAACACCCACACCACCCTGATTGTATTGAGTGAATGCGTCAACGTTCATGGACTTAGTTTTCTCTGCTAAAGCACCATCAACTCTGATACCAGTTCCAGTGGTGGTGTCACTGGTGCAGTTCTGAATATATGGGCCTTTCCACTTTCCACCACCTACATTAGTTGCACCTGCTGATGGGAATGCAACTGCAGCACCAGGTGATAAGTGTCCAGAAAACGTCATATTCTGCAACTTACATGCTTTGTTTACATGGAAGATGTCTTGTGTGGCATTATTAGGTAAAACTTTGACGGTTCTCAAATCGTCACCTACAACAGCAGTAAATGCTGGAACTGTAATTGGGTTATCTTCGACATAGTTGCCTGAGAGAACCTTAACAGTCGTGCCTGATGTAGCAGCACCGACAGCAGCCTTGATTGTTAGTTTTGCATTATCGATAGATGTTCCATTATTACTGTCACTACCATCCTTCGCAACATACAGAACATTAGGTGCAGAGTTAATACCAGATGCACCTGCTTGAATGGTTACATTATCACCAATTGTGATACTAGAATTAGATATGGTTACATCTTCATTACCAATAGTAATTTTATTAGTAGTACCATCAATCGTGACAGAACTTCTACCAACCGTCAGGATGCCAATGACTCTTGCATCGCCATCAACATGCAATGCTGTTGCTCCAGCACCGATAGTTACTGTTCCAGCAGCACCAACAGCAGTGATAATACCACTAATGATATTCAGTCCATTATTAAGGATTTGAACACCTTGCTGTGCCGTGATAATGCCAATAGCATCAATATGTCTTACATCTTGATAAGTTAGAGTACCACCAACAGAAACATTACCTGAGAATGTTGCAGCAATACCTGTAATAAAATCAGTTTGTGCTATTCCAGCACCACCACCGCTACCTAAGGCAGTACTTGCAATGCCTACCCATTTAGCACCATTGAAAATAAGGAGTTTTCCAGTGCCAATACCTGCATCAAAAGTAACATCATCAAGATCTGGAATACGTCCAGCGCCACCGCCACCAACAGCTGCCAATTGGGATTGGATTCTATTAATAAAGATCTGATAGTGCTGTTTTAAATCTTTAAAAGTAGCAAACTTCTGATCGATAGGTGTTAAAGGATCTTGCGGCCCACCAACACTTTGTGGTACATTATGAGGTTCTTCTAGAGCAACTTCATTAAGTTGCTGCAATTCTTCATTTAAATCTTTTTGCTCATTCTTGATAGATTGAACAAGAGAACGAAGACTTACGATATCTTCTTTAATATAACGAATATCATCGTCATAATATTTTACTTCAGGAAGTTTTGTTACTTCCTCTTTTAATTCACTAAAATACTTTAGAAGTAACTCATCAGTTTTTACACTTTGTTCGGCATTTTCTTTAATAGACTTGTTAAGAGAATCCTTTAACTGGTTATATTCACCAAGGATTTGTTTCTTTAACTTCTTATCATCATCTTTGAAAGTTTTGTGATGTTCCCAGATTCTAAGAGATGATTCTCTCAACTCTTTCCAAATTTTATCTTTTTCCTCTTGAATTTTTGTCTCAATTTCTTCAGACTTTGTTCTAAGTTCAACTTTAGATTCAAACTTTTTATTATCAATATCATTAGAAATCTCTCTAATATCGAAATTAATACGTTCTCTCAGAGTTTCGACAACATCATTGATTTTTATAAAATCATCATCAATAACACTGAACGTCTTCCCAATCCATGAGAAATCTGGAACTTCATTTACTTCATTAACCCATTTAGGGAACTGAGGAATCTGTGATTTTACATCATCGATAGCTCCACAGATTGCTTCAATTTCTTTATCATAATATTTTACTTCTGGTAGATTTGTTACTTCAGTTTGAAGAGTATCAATCCTATCTTCAATAGCATTAACTTGTTCATCGTAATACTTTATTTCAGGTATATCTTTGATCTGCTCTCTAACAAAATCTATCTTTTCACATAACTCTTCTACTTCGGATTCATAGTAGCGAACTTCAGGTGCTTCTGACAGTTCGGTTTGAATCTGTGTGATTTGCTCAGATAGTTGAGCAAGTTCATCATCGTAATACTTAACTTCAGGAATATCAGGAATATCCCTTCTTACGTCATTAATGAGACGTAATACTTCTGTAAGATTCTCTGTTTCTACAACAGGTTCTTCTATTGTCTCTTCTTGAATATCTTCTTCTTCTTTTTCAATATAATCTTCTACTGATGGTAGAGAATTCTCCACCACATACTCTTCCACTGAAGGTAAATTTTCCTTAGAGAGGAAATCATTTATAGATGGCAGATTTTTATTATCTTCCGACATTAGACAAGTGTTATGAGTAAAAAATACTGTAGGATTTTTCTCCTAAGTATATTTAGTCATTTTTCTAAGTTCGTTTTATGAGATGCCAGCAGTCACAAGTGCCATTCCTTGTTGAACTCTAACTTTATCAGAATCTGACTTAGTGAGTAGAATATCGTAGTAATATCTTCCAGCAGGAATATCTGTAGTAATGGTATCTGCCATATCCAAAGTAATGATACCTGTGGAGGTGGTAATACCAGCAGTAAAGGTGTAAGCAGTTCCTGCAGTAGGAAACTTTTTCATCTTTGCCACAGCAGTACCATCCTCCATATCAAAGACACTTCCGTCTGTGTTGGTGATAGTGAAATTGGAGGTAAAGTCTGTTCCCTGCTCAATTTCGATGTTAGTTACTGGTACTGCCATAGTACTTTTTTTTAATTATTTATCGGGGTTGATATCTTTTGACTTAAGAAGTTTTGCCAAATCTGCAGTAGATCCAACAAACAGAGCATTATTGACAGTAGAGGGGCCTTTGCTTGTCGATTCCTCCTCCACATCTTTTAATTTCTTCTGAAGTTCCATCAACTTATCAGTTGCATCCGCAACACTCTTAATCAGTTGTCCTGCAACTTCATATGCACGAGGCATCTCACTCTCTTGAGCCAGTTCAAGAATGCCGTTGATTGCTTCTTGTCCTTTTTCAATCAAAGAATACAGATTACCTCTAGTATATTCATAATCCTTAGTTATATCATCAGTACTCTTTTTCTTTTCCAAAGGTGTTGGTTCTACCTTTTCAATGGTGGCATCCATAACATCTCCTGTAATATCGAAAGCATCATTTAAATCGTCAAATTTGTTAATCATATTTAGAAGGTGCTGCCATCAAAACCAAAGTTATCACCGATTTCAATAAGAGCATTGTCTTCGACAGTAATCAGATGAACATCAGTTCCGGCAACGTGATTTGCTTTTGTTGTTCCATCCATACCTCTCTCAACTTTGAGTTTCGTGCTTGAGACAACCTCAAGTACACGCATCGACTCATTATCAATGGTGAAGAAGGAACTGTCTGCGATTCCACTGGTGTCTGCCATCTCAATAAACTTGGCAGTTATACCAATATCTTGTGACAATGTTGTGATTGCACTGCCAGTATAATTTTTGGTTGCTCTTGGTTCGACAGAATATGTAACATCTCTTGTAGGAGTATTTGTAGTATCTCCTGCAATGTAACCAACTTGAACTTTCTTGATAAGATCTTTGGATGCTCCAGAAGAAACTGGGCCATAGAAATAAGTTTTTGCGCTAAATCTAATCGTATAGTACAAAGCTCTTCTAGTAGAGAAATCGCCTTCATAATCATCTTGCATTGAGATGTTTTCAATAACGACTGGGATATCTCTTTTCTCTCCGATATTTTCTACAAGGTTTACTGTCAGATTGTATGATGGTTGAAAATATGGGAGAATTTGTTCAACAATTTGTAGCATATCATCGTTTAACTTCGTGTAAATAGTCAACTCAAATGCCATGGTGTACGGAACAGGCATGAAAACCTTTTTCACTTCAGTCTTATCGTCTGGATTGACTGTAGTGAATGTTTGAGTTGTCGTTACCTTTCTAGAAGAATCATATTGAAGTCCAATAAATTCAAACGACATTCTAGGCAAAGTGATCTGAGTCCCTTTGCTTAGAGATGGAGATTGCCCCAATCTTGCTAAAAACTTCTGAGTAGGCCCATATGCCAAGGGTACTTTAATTTTTTCAATAACAGCATCTGCAGAATCCTGATGACGGATTTCAATGTTATTAAAAAGGGTACCAAAAGAAATGATAGTCTTTCTTAAGATTTCGTGATAAAAATAGTCAAACATAGCATTGAGCTCTACTCAGCCGTTAAGGGTATTTATGGTGTGCCAAAAGGATTCTTTTCACTGAAGTCTAGAAATGAATCTGCTAAGTCTTCAATGGTGTCATTGTCTGGGAACGCTTCAACAGTATTGTCATTCTCTACAGAACTCAGTTTGTAAACAGCGTTGCTTTCTGAGCCAAAGAGAACCTCTCCTGGAGAAAAGTCTGCAGTTAGGTTTGAGATAGTTAGTAATCCCGTTCCCACTACCCAAGTCTTGACTCTTGCAGTAGCGCCACTGACATAACCTGTGACAATTTCGTTTCTGACAAATGTTCCTACACCAACCGTTGCCCCTATTCCAGCAGGTGCTGCAATAGTAACTGTAGGTGTGACAGTATATCCTGCACCTGCATTAGAGAATCTAACCTCGGAGATGGTTCCAGCAGCGGATACAATAGCAGTTGCGAGTGCTGTTGTACCAATACCAGGGGAACTGATTGTAACCGCTGGAGCGGTTATATATCCACTACCACCGTTGATAATAGTGATTGGTTTCAGGACACCATTGCCGATTGTAACTGTTGCAGCAGCACCGACTCCAGTATCTGATGCAGATCCAACGAATGCAATACCTGGAGCAACAGTGTAACCACAACCAGGATTAGTAAGGTTAACACCTTGAACCTTACTTCCAATCTGAGTTCCATCACAGTTAGTCAAATCGCTGATTAAAGTTGCGATGCCAACTGCAGTGTCTGATGAACCAGTTGGAGATATTGAAAATTTAACTGTAGGTGGAATAATATACCTCTCTCCTCTGCTTGTCATGGTGACAGAAATGACACCACCATTTGTACAGATTCCAGATATTGTTGCTGTAGCAGTCGCAGCAGTTCCAGCAGAAACTAATGTTAGGGTGCGAATGTTTCCAATGATATCAGTTTCATCATCAATCACCTCTACGCCAGTGTCGATAACTTCATCTTCATATCGGAAGAGTTCACATCTAAGTTCAAATGTGTAGTTCTTCTGAAGCATGTAGAAAGGTTTCTCATGCTCAACAAATTTAATTTCAAAAAGTCTATCTCCTAGCGGAAAATAAATTAAATCTCCCTCTTTCGGACGAGTTGACAATTCAACATTTTCTAAGTCTTTAATAAGGGGTGAAATATATGTTTCAAATCTCTCTTGTGAAATAACTAAATTTATTTCATTAGTTGCCTGAATGCCAAACTTTGAGAGTAATTGTGAGTTATCACTATACCCATCAAAGTTGTTTACATATGCTTCGATTGGGAATGTCTTTGTAAATTTAGACTCAATAACTTCTCTGATGACAGTGTTTTTGGTTACATACTGCCTTGGCAGATAATGAACCTCAACACCATACATCCTCAACTGTTCGTTGATTAAGTCTTGAACAAGACTTTGCTCCTGTTGGGAACCGTTTAGGAAAAATGGGTTAAGCATCAGCCAATCATGTCAAGAGGTGGAATTTCATAAGTGTTAGACATTTTCTCCATGATTCTTTCGATGTCCTTTTCGGCATCGTCATAGATTTGTCTACCATTGAGTTCAACTCCGCCCGGAAGTTTGACTCCTTGGAATTTCATTAGATTCTGTCCCCACTGTCTCTTAATGAGAGCAGTAAGATACAATTTCACAAAAGAGTCGTTATAAACTCTTGAAAAATCATCAGGATCTACAAGGCGATTGCAATCAATAACGATAAATTCACCTGCACTAACCGCTCCATAATCAATATCAAGATATAATCTATCCACTCTCTGATTAAATCTAATTTGACTATCCGTATTCAGTAAAAAATCAATATCAGAAAGTCTTTCCATTGTCATTGCATATGTCAACAACTCCATTGAACTGAAAGAGTATATGTCATTCAAAAATAATTGATATTTTAGACCGAACATTCCACTCGTTATTGTGCTGGTATCAAATCTAAAAATTTTATTAATACCAATTACTGCTGGTGGAATCTGAATATAGTTGCTGTTTTCTTTATATGAGAATGTCACCGAAGCACCATCAATAGTTGCCGCAGCGGTAGTAGTAACAATTCCTGCTTGTGTTACTGCAGAGTTTGGACTTCTTCCTCTATCAATATCTTCTTGAGTAAATTGATATTTGAGGTAAGTTTGCTGAACACCATCAAAATGACGCTCGTGGAAATACTGGAAAGCATCATCAACCAAGTCATCAATCTGCTCATCGGCAACATTGATTTCCAGGACTGGCGCACCCAGTTTCCTTTTAGCGTAATCGATTAATTCCTGTCTGGTAGAGGGCTGCGCCATATAACTTAGACTTTCTAACTATTTATTGATTCGAGATTCAACTTCTTGACGACTTCTTGTTGCTTAAAATAAAGTTTACAATATGATTTGGCTACATTTTTTATGTTTTCAACAGACTCAAGATTGTCAATTTCATTTGCCAGTTTTGTGTAAGCAAACATCTTCTCCACTGTGTCTAATTTTATATCATCTGGATTCATTGATAAACTCCTTTAATAGTGACTTGATTTCATCTAATTCACCTCTAATTGTAGCAAAATCTGATTCTAGATTTTGTATCTTTTGTTCCTCTTCATTTTTTGATTCACGTCGAGAAACATACTCGTTATACTGATTAGTATTTTTGTTAATGATAGAGTTTGTTTTAGGATCTCTATACAAATGAGCATGTCCCTCAACCTTTAAATGATTTTTCATATTATGCGAGTGCAATTACTCTCAAATCTGATAATTTAGGCACATGTACCTGACTGGCAGATGTCATCACAATTTTTATTCTGTAAGAAGTGAATGATGGAAGTTCGTCTGCAGTGAAGGTGTATTCTCTGAAGAGTGTCTCCTGTGGGGTGAAACCAGTATTATCTGTTGGAGCAACGAATGAATCGCTCAATCCATCATTGTTGGCAACGTTAATAACTTCTCCTCTTTCGTTAAGGTTGTTAAATCCGGGGAAAGGAACGAAGATTGGTTCAAATCCAGTATCCTCACCAATCGCGAAGAATGCTCTTACGCTAGCTCCAGCACCAACGTGTGCGTTAGCAAGAATCTTAATAGATGTTGATGCATTCTCTAAAGTAATCTCTTTAGAGAGATACTGGAAAGCAGTAGGATCATCTTCAATACTATTAACTCTATTGTCGGTTGCATAATTGTCGATGACACTATTTACTCTGTTTGATGTAAGAATAGCACTGACTCTCTGAGTATCAATAACAGGAGACAGTCTAGAATCGACAGTATCAAGATTAATTCTAAGATTCATGGACTTATTGCCAGGAATTCCTGCCAGTTTGGCAGTCTCATTAACCTTGGATGCGACGAGTCTTGGAGTTGAGAAATAGTTCGTCTTATTGAGAGAAATGCTCTCAAATCCTTGATTCACGTATGGAATTTCATTGCCACTGATACTTGTAGCACTAACAGTCCTCATTTCTGCACTTAGAGTTGTACCTGGTACAGTTAAAGTCTGAACAATTGGATGAACAATTTCAAATGGAATGTTTTGTGTTGCCTTGGTTACGCTACCACCTGCAGTTTTAGTTTCTCCAGCATAAAGGATTGGATGACTTTCGCTTGTAGAGCGTCCAACACCACTAGAACCCATGTCCAGTTTGATATTATAAGAATCAAATGTAATTGGGTTGGCAACAGTTACATTAGCAAGATTATGAGTCTTATTGATTCTTCTCAGAGAAACACTATCAAGTTCATATTTGTAAACTGGTGTTCCTGCAGGATAGTTCTTGGAAAGAGTGTTATCAACACCTCTAGTGATTTCTCCTCCAATAGTTGTACCAGATGCAGAACTGTATGAAACAATCTCATCACCAATCAGAACATATCCGAGGTTAGTTGTTCCAACACCAACATTTTCAAACTGATTCAAGTTGGTAGTTGCATCAACCTGGAGTGGAGATGTGGAAGTTGCATCAAATGGTTGAGTCAATTTGACTGGTTGTACATCAGTGTGAACATCAGAAATGGTAACAAAGTTATTGGAGAAATACATTCCGTGGTTCTTATGATCGACAACTACATGCTGCCCATCATTATCAACTTCAATTTCAAAAATTTGAACATTGCCACCTTGCGCTGCATTCAACTGAGTTGTAATTCCTGCGTTATTGTCAAACATGATAGTCTTACCGGCACCAGCAATAGCAAAATCACCTTGTACATTTTGTAGAATCAATTCGCTGACATTGGTGATAGTTTGTACAGAAAGTCTTGCACCAAGTCCAAGATTATTAGTTCCAATGGTTCCGATTCCAAGAACATCACCAATCACATATCCTGTTCCAGACTCTGTAATTGTTGCTGCAATTGCAACACCATTGTTGATGGTGATATTTGCCTTAGCATTTCTTCCGTTGCCTGTAACTGAGGTAAGAGGAACGCTTCCAAATAGTAAAGTGTCAGCAGATGGAGTATATCCAATACCAGAATTAATAACTTGAAGAGTGCCAGTTGCGATACCAGCATTTCCAACATAATCACCAGTTGCATTTGTGGTTAACTGGCGAACAGTATTGCCAAGTTTGATGTCAGTGTCTTGGAGGATAGAATTAATTCCAACTCTGATTTCTCTTGAGTTAAAGTTCAGAGAGTTTTGCATCAGATGTGCAACCCCTTTGTTACCGTCTGTGAGTTCAGGACTATAGAACTCAACAGAACCATTGGTAACAAAGTCTGCCCTATAAAGTGTGAACTTCAAATCTTCCCACTGACTTGGTTCCCAAGTTGAAGCGTTTTGTGACTTAAACAGAGAACCGAGATATGGTTGATTGGAGATAAAGGTTTGAGTGATTAAATCATTCTCGCCAATTCTTGAAATATATGCACTATACTTGGTTGAGATAGAAGCAAGTGCGATTGCATATTCGCCGCCCCCCTCAAGGTAAACAGGTGCTTTGAAAGTGAATGTAGTTGCGACAGAACCATCCGTAGAAGTATTAACCTGAGATGGTTCTAGAATAACTTCAGAGAACGGAATAACTCTTTGAGTTGGGACGCCACCCTTCATTTCTCTAAGTTGGAAGGTGATTGGAATATCTACATCATCCTTAGATGCGAAGAATACATCACACTTAGTTAAGAACACTCCAGTCTCATCATCAACTAAGAAAGACTGTGCTAGAGGATCGTACCACTGAGTAACAGTTCTCTCTCTTTGCTGTGTTGAGATAGTATTTGAAGCAACTACGGAAGCACCTGTTGTTCTTGCAACTGCTCTGTCCTCAAATTCAGTCTTATTTTCAATTCTAGCATTTCTAACAGAAATGATGGTTTCTTGAACTGTCTCAAGTGTACCAGAGGAAATGTATCCTTCCTCAGCAATAGAGGATGCATTATTTTGATTGTTATTTTCATTATTCACCAGAGTGAATACTTTCTGTCCTGCTTCAAATCTTGGATTTGTATTATTATTTGGATTGGGAAGGAAGAAACTGCCAATTAAAGTTGCACTAATATCAGAAATTAGTCTGACATTAGAAATCGTTGCTTGAGCACCACTTGTCTGTCCAACCATAATCATTCCAGTCTCAACAAACCCAGAGAATGTACCCTGAGGTTGATTGGAGAGTGAGAAAGTATCTACGTTAAGAATTTGTGATGTGGAAGAATAAGAAGCGGGTAAAGTTGCTCTTGTATAAGGATTAGTTTTGAATGTTGTCAGAGGTGAGTTATATGGGCCTTCTTTGTGATTGGAAGTTGCCACTCTAAAGGTAATTCTGGCGTCAACTGCACCAGGATCTAAAGGTTGATTGCCTACAGGACGAGTTCTACCGACAACAGTCTCACCAACTTGGAATGCGCCAGAAATCATTGTGATTTCAAGAAGTTTTGGTACACAATACTTGGTTACGTCCACTCCATCAAAGAAACCATACATTTGAGTGGATGGTTTTATCCTTTTAGCGACAAACTGAATGTTTCTAGAACGCATGAAGGAAATTAAGTCTCTAGAGACGGATCTATCGCCAGCAGAGGTGGTGTCAAACTGTTCTGTAACGACAGTTCTGGTTCCAGTTCTGGATTGAACGCCAGTATCTCTAACTTCAAGGATGGTATCCTCAATAACCTGATCGGTTACAGTTTCTCTCCAAGAACGAGTTCTTGCACGTCCACCTGGGCCCTGAACGTTGGCATTTTCGCCCCCACGAACAGTTCTGATGCGAGTATCTTCAATAATATCTTGTCCAGACCAGTTGGTTTCCCAAGAATTCCAGATAGTAGGAGCAAAACCATTTTGAGGATCTACATTTAGAGTTCTAGACGCCAAAGCAAGAGTTTCGGCATAGTTACCCTCAGTATCTACAATTTTTGCCTCAAGTCTTACAGTATCAACCCAAGTATCCGTCGCTGGTGTCAGTTCTATTGAACCATTCCAGAAACTTACAAGGAAAGGAGTCACACTCTCGGTTCTAGTTGCAAAAGTTTGCTTCAACCACTCAACTTCAGTGTAATCGAGAGTAACAATGTCATTATTTTTGGTAACATTGGTTCCTTCAGGTGTTGCAAACTGCAAATCATCACTTGAACTTGTCAAATTGCCTTGCAAATCGATTAAATCAGTGTGATGCTGAGGACGTAATTGCTTATTTTTGATATCAACACTATTTTTGAACTCAACCGACTCCTCTTGAGTCAAGAATGATGAAAAATTGTCAACAAAGAAACCAGATTTAAATCTATTAAGTCCTTTTGAGTCAGAAACAAACAGATTTGACGTATTTGTCTCTAAAAGTGACAGAGATGTGTAGTATTCAAGGTTTTTGATACGATTCTCAAGGTTTTTAATGTCAACCATTCTGAATCTTTTATGATCCAAGAATTTGACAGACGCTTGAGACGTATCATAAAGATATGCAGGTAGTTTAATGGTTGCAACTTCGATTGCATCATCAACAGCACCTGGTTTTTGTGGATTTTCGGAAGGTGCTCCGTATTTAACTTGAAATCTTCCATCCTTTGTGAGGAAAACTCTGTCAATTCTGCCCAAATAGAAGGAGAAATCGATGGAAATCGACTCATTGGACGCTAAAATATTCGATGCAGTATCACCAGCACCAGTAAATGTTCTTCCGTGGAACTCAAAAGGCGATCTAGCGTTCTCGGTAACAGTATATTCAGAAACTCTTGGGCGAATATCAAGAATATCAGTGTTTCTTACTGAATTTACAGTCTGAATATCCTCAATGTAATCAAATCCAGTGTAAGAATCCGCAGTCGTGATGTCTCCATCATCAGTGGTTTGATAATATGCGCTTGAGAAATAGATTTTTAACTTTCTATAGGGTGCTTTTTTGCCAGATTTTCTAGTAATGAACCCATAATTATAGAAAGATGAACGCTGTCCATTGGTAAATGTAAATTCACTAGAAATATTAATACTTGGAGTATCAATGGTAGTTAAAACTGCCTGGATTTCAGACTCTGCAAAAATAAGAATCTCACCTTCTTTGAAGTTTTTGTTATTTCCACTAATAAATGAAATCTTAGAATCAGTCAACAACTCTGCAACTTGTCCTACAGCGCCGGTATCTTTACCTCTAACAGACTCGCCAATAATTAAATCGGAGGTTTTACCTGTGGGGCCAGTTAGAGAAGACATGACGAAGGTGGGTGCCGATGCGTCAGATGTGTCAACAGACTCAAATACTGCATGAATGTCAAGGACATCTGGAGTATTCAGAGAGATTTTTTCATCCTGAACATTTGTACCATGTGGATAACTACCAAAAGTCAATCCATCATTCAATGTAGTTGCACCAATACCAGATGCACTAAGTACAGACTTATCAACTACGATAGTGCTGACTCTATTCTTGAGTTTAACTTTTGATTTTGGTTTAATTTTGTTCAGAGTTGCAACCAAAGTTGCATCATCATCACCATTTGACAGATTATAAATCTGAATATTACTTCCACCATTTGTAATAGAAACCTTATCAGAAGTCAATGCTTCAATAGTTCCGTTCGCTCTGATTAATTCATATCTGTCAGCAGAATATGGCAGGAATGTTTCATTATTTCCTGCTTGTACTGAAGATGTTAATTGATTATTAGAAATATTAACATCAAAAGATTTTCTAATTGTGATGTTAGCACTAGTGAGATCTACATTAGCAACATTATCTCTAGAGAGTTTTGTGTAGAATGAATTATCTTCCACACCTTCTAAAGGAGTAGTGATTACCCCAAAGTCCTGGACGTGAATGGCTCCCGCAGGCATAGCGCCGTCACACACTCCGGTGATTGTTGTAACACCAGTGATGGTGACATCAGAAGAACCAACTGCTACAACAGATGCAAATACGGGATCTGAAGAAGTGAGGTTACTGAACTTAACCAGATTACCAACTCTCAGTGTTCCTGGGAAATTATTAGCAGTGCTAGAAACCTTACTTGTTCCATTACTATCAACTCTTGCAAAGATAGAGGCAACACCAACTACTACACTTTCAATTTGAATAGTATCAGCAGTAAAAGTTGCAGCAGCACCAACGATAGATGATACCGCTCTAACATCAGAAATACCAAAGTTTGTTACTGCAATGGCAACTCTTGTGTTGTTAATGCCATTGATTGAGAATGATTCGTTAGCAACAAAATCACCTCTTCTATCATATACAGTAAGTGCTGTTCCAGCGGCAACAGATGTGCTGATGAATGCAGTTGCTCCACTATTATTACCTTTAATAAAGGTAGGAGTTGACAGTGTGATTGGTTCGTTCAGATGAATTTCAGAGAATGTCTGAACATCATACAAAGCAAGATTGAACTCATTTAAGTCAAGGTTGTTTGAATTATAAGCACCTGAGTTCAAATTGAAATCATAAACTCTTGCCAAACCAATTTCTTTACCAGGAACACCCGTTCTGGTTGCACCAACTCTAGAGTCTCTCAGACTCAGTACAAATGTGTTACCAAGTCCTACAGTGGGATGTCCATGAACAGCATTTACTCTTAAAGTAGAACCAGTTTTATAATTAACTGCTTGATTCTTGAGAGTTTTAGTTGTTCTTGGTTTTGGAAAATCAATATAAGTTGGAGCAATAGTCTCAACTTCGTATCCTTTAATAAACGCCTTACCAGGAGACATTTGATATAGTCCTAGGCTTTCCTCAGGACTTGAACCATTGTAAGTTAATTGACTACTATTAAACACACCTCTGTTGCCACGATTATTATTCAGAGATTCTTTTGTAGTTAAGTCAAATGCTCGAATATAATAATCGCCAGACTCTGCATAAGTTCTTCTTGCCAGAGTATCTTCTAATAAACTATAGTCTCCTCTCTTCTTAGTTCTTAATACACCTTCATTAACTGTGGCAAGTTCAATAAAATTGTTATCATCAAAATCATCTAGTGCTTTCTTAAACAGAGATGTAGAGATTTTGAGTCTATCTGCTCCTGGAGCAGAATAGTTATTAAATCCTCTTGAATTGTCATTCAGACTAGCATCAATGTCTGAGTTAATAATCTCCTCATTGATGAGAAGTCCAATTCGGTAACTTGGGATATTTGTATACTGATCGAGAATAAGTGTTTCATCAGAAACATTAACAAATGTTCCTTTTGCAAAGTAAACTCCATTAGAAATGGAGAATGCAGATCCAACTGAGGTTGCATTTTGTGTTACAGCATTTGCAAATGGTTCATTAGCACTGATAATCGTGCTTGCAGCAGAAAGTGCTACATTAGAACTAATAAGTTCGCCGTCAGCAAAAGTAGTGGTTGCATTATCTTCAGAGTTTGAACCAAGATAACTTACATATAACGTCGTACTTCCTCTTTCCGAGGATGTTGGCATCAGAACTTTATCTACTACTGCGGTTACTCCAGATGTTTCTCCAGTAATTTTTGTACCAATTAATTGATTAATATAATCTGTTACTGGAATGCCCAGGAAAACATTTTCCAGTTCAACAGCATTATAGGACGCGCTATATGCTGTATTTCCTGGAATGACTTTAGCACCTTCTTTGAAAAAATGCTGTCCAAATTTTTCAACCTGATTTTGTAAAATCGATTGAAGAGTTGTTAGTTCTCTTGCCTGGACAGGATATCCAGGTTTGAAAAGAACTTTATAATAGTCATTGTTTGCATCAAAGTCGTCAAAATATGGGGCTACGTTTAAATTTGTTTCCTGTGACATAATTCGTTAGAACTGCAAAATGACCTTGATATCTTCTTTTTGACTTGTAGATCTTGTAATCGATGGGCGATTGTCAATGTAGATAATATTTCCAGAATATTTTTTGACTTCTGGATTTGCTACACCATCGGAGAAAGATTGTCCAAGGTAATATGTACGATTATTTATTACTGTCGAGACACCAGTAAATGCAGTATGAATTGCCAAAGTTGTCGAACCACCAAGTATATTCAGTGAACCTCCACTAGCACCTGGAGTTGAGGTAAATCTTAGTAGTCTATTTCCATATACAGGTGAGGTATCCTGAGTTCCATCAGTATTAAAACCTGCAAGACTTCTGTCCTGCCAATACTTAAGAACACCTGTAGTTGAATCATAAGATACAACTCTACCCACTGCAGTAGAACCTAAACCTACTGTTTGAGTGATAAATGCATCTGCAGCGAAAGTTGCAGAACTGTAACCAGCACCAGTTAACTTAAGTCCGTAAACCGCACTTGCTTTATCTAATCCCAGATTTTCTGTAGAACTGAACGCTTGAGGATTTTGAACGATTCCAATTCTTGCAATCTCATTTCCAGTAATGAAATCTGGATTTTCCGAATCATTTTCAATTCTAGAATAAATCAAAGTGTTTCTTGCACCTAGTTCTCTATAAATGTCGGCACCATGTCCACCCTGAGGGGGAATGATTACATTGAAGATGGGAGAAGTGGAACCAGTAGGAGCACCACCTGCTGCCAAATCAACAGTTCCAAAAGTGTATCCCTCGCCACCATTTGAAATGGTAACGGACTCAACTTTTGCATTATTATTAATTACAACGGTTGCTTCTGCGCCATTACCATCTCCTTTAATTGGAACTCTTGTATAAGTTCGATTCGCAGTTCCTACACCAACACCTCTATTTGTAATTGTTACAATCTTTAACTGTCCACTAGTCGATGCATTATTTCTTACCGAAGCATCAGTTGTATTAGTTTCCCAATCTTTTGGAACGGGAATGAAGTTTGTAGAATCAAACTTTATAATATCACTTGGACTAATGGTAAAAAGATATTTCCAGACATAACCATCACCACTTGTACCTGCTTCTCTTGGTTCCAAGTCGGTGAAAGTAGGTTCATCTAAAGATGCTCTTCCATTTGGATTTTCTGGATCAGTGCCATTCTGAAGACAAATATAAACCTTAAAATCGCTATTTATTACATAGTAATTTGCTTCGTACAAACTAATGGCGTTTGATGGTTTTGATGGATTATTTGCCTTGATATCATGTCTATACATGTCATAGTTTACACCAGATGCCCAAGTATTTTTTCTAACAACCTGTTTAACATCAGACTCATTAATTTTTTTGAGAGCAATCATTGTGTCCCAATAATTATTCTCCTCATCAAAGTTGTCTCTAGGATCTGGAGGACTAGTATTCCAGGCAGAACTCACCTCAGTTGCATTGGGCAATCCAACAAAGGAGTAGTAAGAATTGCTAGTAGAGGCAACACTAGCAACAAACTCTTTTGCATTCAAAATACGAAGCTGATCAGTTATAATTGCTGACATTTCTAGATAGTTTTTTACTTATTTATTTAAGAATAATTAGAGAGTTTTAGAGGTTGAACTCTTGTCAATTTGGCGGAGGTTGAAATTCCTGCAGAACCATTCAGGGTATATGCCGAGAATGCTTGTGCAGACTTTCTGATTCCTAAATCAACCAATCCCCAGGAGTATTCTCCATAGAATTCAGTTAATCCGATTCCAGAGATATTACCTAAGTCACTGACACTTACAGTAACTCTTCTTACATAAGTAACTCCAACACCAGCAACCGCAGTTGTAGCAGTTGAAACAGTAGCGACTTCATATACGCTATCTAGGAATTGTGTAGTTACCCCAAGAACAGTATTGTCTTGATAAAGTGATGTAACACCACTACCAACATTACTACTCTTAACAACAAAGTAATCTCCAGATTTCAAGGTACTAATTGTTGTAGCAGCACTGACAATAGAAGTATCTCTCAGATAAGAATCAGTAGGAATGAACAAGTCAAGTACAAATGCTGTGGATGCCAATCCAACTGATGTTGTTGTAACTCCAACAATTAGTCCAAAGTCACCAGTGTAAGAATCTGAAGTATTTTCTTCTGAAATTGCAGTAGGAGTTTCAATCAGAATTACAGGGGGATTTGTAACTGTATAACCAGTTCCAGGAGAAGTTACAGTCACGGAAGAAACTGTATCTCCAGTAAGAGTTGTAGTTGCAGATGCCCTCGTCGTTGTTCCAAGTCCGACAGGATTGGCGACAATTACATCTGGAGCACTTACATAACCAGTTCCACCAGTACTAACAACAATGGATGAAATTGTTCCAGCAGCAGAAACAATAGCAGTTGCAGATGCACCTACAATTATATCTTGCGAAATAAGTTCAATCTTTTGAGTGTTAAGTACGGTGTTATTTTCATTAGTTGGGTTGAAGAATGTAGATACACTTTCAACATATACATTTGTAGAACCAACACCAACAGATTGGATAACGTGTGTAGTTGGATTAATAAGAGCAGAATTTAAAACTCTTGCTTTACTTACAATTTGTCCATTAATGATTTTATCATTCCTTTGCTTGCACCAGGTAACAGTACGAATGTTGTTGGGATTACCATCTATGCCTGGGCCAGAATATGGGTTGTTGCCTACAGTATCTGAGGATACAATTTCATCAACCAATCTTTCTTCTTGATTTTCAATGGTTAAATCATCACCAATCTTAACTGTCTCAAGAACATCACGGAAGATAACATCAACATCTCCACTTCCCTTGTAGAAGAGAATCTTAACCTTGTCCCCAGAGAAGTTTCCATCTGCACTAGCACCCCTTGGAGGTTCTGCAAATGTTAGAGCACTACCGCCAGGGAAGGAATATCCTTCTCCAGGAACCTGCAGGATATCATTAACAAAGATGAGGAGAGTAGATTCAACATCAATGACAGAACCTTCCGCTGCTCTAATTGTAATTGGAGAATCATTTTTCTTCAGAGTAAAGGTTCTCTTAATTCCATCAAACTCATTTTCAATCTTGTCTAGTACGTCAAGTTCTCCAAAATGCCATGCAGAGAAGGAATCACTTTCAGTTCTCTGAACAGTAATTTGGAATTCTTCAAATGTTGATGTAGTATCTGTTGGAATTCCAGTAGCACCACCGACAGGAACAGTCAGAATGTGGTTTTCTCTGTAATTGTAACCAAGATTTCTGATTTCAAAATCAATTACACTAGAACCTTGTCCAACAACGATATCAACAGTTGCCTCTGTCCCCAAACCAGAGGAAGAATCAGAACTATACTCTAAAGGAATATTTGAATAAGAATTAGGAGCATCAATAATTACGATTGGTTCAGAACCTTGGAAGAATCCAGAACCGCCATTTGTAATTGCAACACCAACAATGTGTCCACCACTAACAGTTGCAATACCAATTCTGGTGATGTTAGGAGTTCCAATATTAGCAGTTGTAACACCAACAAATACTGTTTGAGAGGTGCGATAACCGGAACCACTGTTTCCAATACTGATAGACGAAACAGTTCCACCAGAAGAAACAATTGCAGTAGCACCTGCAGATACAAGAGGTTGATAACCAAATCCTCCAGTTGAACCAACAGAAACAATCAGTCCGCCAACAGGGACAGTTGCGCTGTTGGGATCTGAAGAGATAGATGTAGCGGTTCCAGTAAATGTGATACTACTAATACCACTTCCTTCATTCAGAGAATAATCTTGTGCAACTGGCAGAAGTCCAGTTGGGCCCTGGAAAATGTTATTAACAAGAACAACAGCATTGTTTGTACTAAATCCAGTAACATTTTGTCCACTAGAAGTCAGAGTAAATGTCTTAGTTTTTGCATCAAAATTGGACGAAATATCATCAAAGACGTAGTTTGTATTATAAACTTCTTTGGCAGTTCCCTCTGCAGCACTTCTGATGAAAGTTCTACCCTGGAAGAACGATGAAGTTGTAATTCCAGTAAAATCTCTGCTATCAGGTTCGTTAGTGGTACTGCCGATTGGAGTAGGCCCTGTGGGTGAAGTATAGAAATGAAGTGTGTTATCTACGATGTTATATGCACCGTTGATTTTAGTTACCTTATCAAACTGAGCATGAGTTCCAATTCCCGTTCCCATCCATGCCCTATCAACCAAAACTGCACTTGTTACACCACCATGTCCAACAGTGTTAACCTTCATAATCTCATCGTTAATTTTAATCAAATCTCCACCAAAAATTGAGGAGATTCCAGTAAGGTTAATAACATCTCCAGAACGTCTTAGACTAGTAGAGAGTCCAGTTGTAACAGCAGTAGAAACAATTGGTTGTTGAATCATATTGTCAAGTGCAATCATACACTTGGTGTTTTGGTTCTTACTAGTGAAAGTGTGGAACGTTCCAACACCAACTGAAGAAATACCAATAACTGTTGGAATAGTTGCTAATGCATTTGCTGCAGTGGTTGCAATCTTGATTTTTCTATCATCAACCTTGACAGCAAATACGGTTGTAGTCGTGAGTCCAGTAGGGGGAGTAGAAGTATCTGCATAGGAATATACAAGTTCTTCGCCAGTGACAAAGAAGTGCTCAGGGATAAAGATTGTATTATCAGATACATTAATAACGTTAGAATCACTTGCATCAAAGTTTCTCTGGAAGATTTCTCTTCCCTTATGTCTCATAGCGAACGCTCTCTTAACATCAATTTCAGTTCCTTCATAGAAACCAAAACCTGCGGTAACTGAGGCAGTCTGTAAGTCCAACTCAGCAGAATCACCAGTCAGTACGTCTAAAATATCCAGCTGTACTTGGAGAACTCTCACATCAACTTCAATATTTGGTTCTGGAGTAAACTGCAGAAGAGCATTATCAGAATCTCTTCCGAATCCGAAAGTACCAATTCCGCCAGTTTCAAGTGAACCATATTCAGTAGCATAACTTTCAGACTCATCGATAACGCCGATGAGTTCTGACATTGCATATTTGCTATTAGTTTTATCCTCTACACTTACCAGATAATATGCGGATCCCAGCCCTTCCAGAGCAAAAGAAGAAACAGTGTTTGCGGTAGGAGTACTCGTTGATGCGATAGAGGTTGCTTTGCTATCAATTCTTGAGATGTTTGAGCCATCTAGAGTACCGATATTAACAGTACCTGCAATACCTGCAACAGAGGAATTTGTAATAGATTTGATAAAGGCGTGTGTAGTACATGCAATACCCGCCTTAGGATGCAGTTTAACAATTACATTGCCACTATCAATTTCAGCACTATAAGTTCCAAGGCCTGCGACTTCAAATTCATTCAGAGTTTGTGTTGAAAGTTGTCCAAATGTAACAGCCTCAACATTTGTTCCATCATGAAGAATGTTCAACTCATCATATTCGTAATTACCAAAATCATCATTAATTTCTATAATGACTTTTGCACTTCTGTATGTTGTTCCAAATGAAACAATGGTAGACGCTGAGCTGATTCCTAATGTTTTAGTTGCCTTAAAGTCAACGATGTTACCAATCATCGTCTCGCCAACACCTGCAACAGTGCTATCGATATCAAAACTTACATGAGTAACATTGTAATTGTTGATTGCAAACTTAGTTGGGAAGAATAAAACCTGAGCTTCAGAACCTCTGATTCTGAAGTCGAAGGTGCCAAGATCACTAGTGGTTTCTACTCTGCCATATTGTCCAATAACAGCTTGAGAACCGTCATGTAAGATGGTAACAAATGATGCTTGTTTTTCGTCAGTGAATAATTTATCTGCAATATGGAAGAAAATCTTCTTAACCTTTTGATTTACATCAAAATTTTTGACTACAGAGAATCTGGTTGGACGTGGAGTATTGTTAAATTGAGGAGAAATATCATCAATTGTCAGAACTCTATTACCAAATGATTCAAAGTAATCAGTTAGAACTCTAGAGTTGAAGAAAATTTCATCAGAAAGATTTCCACTAGAGGCACCAAGAAGAGAGTTTTCTGTTACTAAGTCAAAATATGGATAACAATCTAAATCAATTGCTCCATCCAAATCAACCACAACAGTAACATTAGCACCATCATTATCAGAATATACGCCTTGGAATATTCTATCTTCAGATTCAATAACTAAGTCACTGAACTTCAGGAAACCTGCAGTGTGAGACAGAGAACTAACGGCATCTTCCCACTTATCAAATGGTACTTGAGACTTCAGTGAATATGAAAAGTTTTGATAGTAATCGTTGTCAGGCAGTCTTTCAGTATTTGTATTCAGTACCCCAGTGTTTCTACCCCAACCTTTCTTAACTACAGAACCAGAATCAATCTTAACCTGAGCATCAAACTCAGTCTTATATCTAACAGTTCCTTTCGTCCTAGAGGTTTCGCCAACAACAGTGTCGTTAACAAGGAAATCATCTTTAGTAGATACTTTCAGAAGTTCAATCTGATTGTTCCAACTTTCAACAATTCCAGTAGCACCATCACTAGTGACAGTTTCGCCAATAATAAAGTTGTTCTTCTTCAGTTTTACATCAAACTGTGGGAAGTTCTTTTCGTTTACAATTCTTCCTGCAGAGTTATTTGTATCAAAGTTACCTGGGAAGATGCCTTCTTCAAGGTAGTTTGCAAGACTGTAAGTAACAACACCAACACTTCCGCCCAGGGGAATATAGACTTCATCTAAAGTAAAGAGTGCATATCCATATGCTTCGGAGTTATATCCATTACCAGTTGTTCCAACACCAACACTTACATTCTCAATCAGAACTTTGTCTCCAACAGAGAAAGGAGCAGATTCGCTATAAGAAGTATTCAGTCCAACGGTAACCTCCCTTGTTGACATGTCAAAGGAGATAGTTTTAATTTTGATGCCGTTTGAGTTACCGACAGGAAGAATAGTTGGATTGGTGTTATACATTCCACTAGTATTCTTGAGAATTCTTACACTAGTGTCTCCTAAGTCATACTCAAGATCTACATCGTTGACTGTCTTACCAGTTAATCCATCGAGAACAACCAAACCAGGTGGAGAACTATAATTCTGCCCTGCAGAAGTAATACCAATACTATCGAAAGATGATAGAGGATTTATTTCAAGAATCTCTGGCAGTTGTAAAACAGGTCTCAGAGTATTATCTGAAGGATAGTTGAAGCCAATATCTTTAATCTCAGTATCAAGAATAGAACCAATGGTTGTACTCTTTGGTTCGAGAATGGCATCCTTTCTATTTGTATTTGTAGAAACACCAACAATTTCAGAAATACCGATTACATTTTCATATCCTGCACCTTTATATGTGATTTGAATATCTTCAATTGCACCATATGCAGTTGTAGAATTAGTCTTGTATGTGGTAGTAGAGTTGGTATTAGTATAAGAGGCGCTTTCTGGAGTCTCTGAGACGTTGTAGGTGAAGGATGTGGCAGCGATACCAGTGACAGTATGGGAACCAGTATACTTACTTGGAACTACTTCAATCTTATTATTATCATACGTTTCAGTGTCTATTACAATCTCTTGCTTAAATGGTGTAGTGAAACTTATATTTGCTGGAGTAAACTTGTAATATAGTTCGGTAGGAACAAACTTGTTAATGATTAGATTGAGTGCTGCATTAGCATCAATACCAATATTACCAATTTTAGTTACTTCAAACTTGCCTGAAGTTCCAGTAGAGTCAAATACATTAGAGAGAGTTTTATCATTGTAGATATCGAAGTCAAAGGCAGAATAAAGGGTTGCACCATTCAGTGAGGACAGTGAAGAATCTGATAAATCAAATTTGACAGTACTACCTTCATATGCATCAACACGAGGATTGATTGCAGAAAGAGTTCCTGCAGATGTTGAAGTGATATCTACAAAGACAGGATTGAACTTAAGTGCTTCATGTCTGCTGGTGCAGAATTTAACCTTGTCTTTAGTAAATCTACGGACATAGTAAATTCTTTCATCAACTAATCCACCTGAGGGTGTAGTTGCCGTATGAATTACTTTGTCACCATTTCTGTACCCATGATCGGAAATGGTGACAGTGTTTTCAGTAGTATCTACATTTCCTGCAATAAATGTCTTGGGATTGAATACAATCCTTCTGTTGAAGTCATCATACTTAACAGTGATTGTCTGAGTTGTTCCTACATCGACATTGACATCTATGGTATCTGCAATCTCAAGTGCATGTGTTGATGCAGTAGAAACTGTGACAACATTTCTTGTTGCCTCACAAGTTACGACGTTTGTCTTAACTGTAGTAAAACTATGTTGTACACCAGTTCCTATTCCAGTGAAGTATAGAAGTTCTGTAGATGCTGTCGTATTTGCAACTCCAGTAAACGTTCCTGTGCTACCAAGTCCAACTTTGACAGTAGCAATACCAATTAAGTCGTCTGAAATCTTAGCAATAAAAACAGGAGTATCTTCGCCAAATCTGAAAGTAGTTACTCCAGTAGGATCTGTTGCAACTTGAATAGAGAGCCCTCCATTTGCAGCATACTTAACCTCATCACCAGTCTTAAATTCATGCTTAGGTAGGTAGATGTTTCTGGTTTGAACATACTTTTGAGTAATACCAGCACCAGGGTTAGAGAAGAAAACAGTATTTCCAATACCAACACCAGCGATAGTTCCAACACCAAGAGCTTCGCCAGGATTAAAATACAGTTCTTTGTTCAGTTCAAATGCAATGTCAAGTTCCGGAGATGATTGAATGGAAAATCTTCTAGGAACTTCACTCAGAACTGAGGTTGCAGTGTGTGCTGCTGACACAGTTCCCTCTACAGAACGTAATACCCTGACTCTAGAATTATCGATTTCGACATTCAGAACTTTAACTTTTTCTGAACCAAGTTCAAAAATATCATTTTCGTAGATGCTAGAGAGATTACCACCGATGCTGAAGTAAGTAACAATGCCCGTTGCAGTGGCGTTTCCAACTGCAGAACTGAGACTATACTTATCACTAGAAACACCAGCGATAAAACTGCCTTGCAGAATGCCGATAGAAGTATTGAAACCTGCAAGAGAAACTAAGTTTTTATTGGTAAGGTTGTGTGGAGTCGCTGCAAATGCAACATACACACCTGCACCACCTGAAGGAATAATCTCTAGAGGAGAAACCGTAGTGGAGGATGATGTAATAGTATCTACTGAGATACCAGAAACCTTACTGACTCTTGCCTTAGCAGGTGACTTACCTTCAAAAGTAATTTTATCTCCAACTTGATAACTCTTGCCTCCTGTTACGATACCAATGTTATCAATTGAACCAGTGGAAACTGAAACAATGTTAACAGTTTGATTTCTAACTTTGTTTGGTTCATAAAGGAAGTTATAATTGACGGTTGTTTCAGTTAGACTGTATGGTGTAGTATTTCTAAACCAGTCAGAAGAATTCAAGTCATAATCTCTTTGATTAGAAGTTAATGCAAAGTTGAATGGATTTGGTTTAGACTTATAGGAGTTACCAATTAAATATGGGAACTGTGGTTTTCTAAAACCTTGGAATGCACCAACTCCTTCAGTATTTGTTGGGTTGATAGTTGCAAAATATGCATAGACACCGTTTGGATATTCTGGAGTAATGCAGAATCTTCCATTGTGCTCATCTAAATCACCTGCATTAGTAAACTGATAGTCTTCAACAAAAAATCCTAAGTCAAATGAGTCAGGATGATTTGCCCTTTGAATTTTTTCATAACCAGATTTCATTGCAGTGACAACACCACCAGAATTTGTAGAGAATCCATATGGGCCATAGATTGGGTTTCCGTCATATGCCCAACCAATAATTGGTGAGTGAAACTTAGATGCAATCTCTTCACCATTCTGAACTGTTAGATCAAAGACACCATATTTAATATCATTACCTTGAATTTTACTAAAGACAGATTGTCTGAGTTTTCTAGGCGCATAAAGATGAGAATATTGGATTCCATATTCCTCATTCATAGAGGATGTTAATATACCGTCATCGTCTGATAAAATATTGTAATACTTCTCGAACAGATTGACTGTCCATTTCTGAATTTCTGCTTCAAGTCTTGCATTAGAACCACTAGCAATTACAACCGCTCTGGTTTTATTCTCGTAACCCGCACCAGCGTTAGCAACTTTAACATCAGTGATTCTTCCGTTGGTTACTACGGGGACAAGTACACAATACTTACCTGTTCCAAAAACTTCAATATTAGGAGTAGAATTATATCCACTGCCAGAGTTGGTAACAATAACTTCTTGGATTCTTCCGTTGTTAACAATAGGGAGCAGTTCAGCACCAGAACCGCTGGAGATTGTGAATATAGGTTGTCTATTATACCCAATAATAGTAGACGCACCATATCCAACACCACCATCATTTACTTGAATAGAATCAATTTCTCCTCTGAATACTGGTTGAATCAATGCATTGAAGTCTTGTCCACTAAAAGTAGTAACTCCAATTTTACCAGACACAGTTACAACGATTGGCTCATAGTTGAAAGTATGAGTTCCAGAACCTGTTGATGTTAAATCAATATATTGCTTGGTGTTATAATAGAAGTTTGCTGCTGTGGTTCCTAAACCAACTGAAGACAACTTAAAGTTGTCACCATCAACAATAGTGACATAGTAGGAAGTTGACTCATTCAAACCACCCACTACGGTACCTGAAGAAGAAATTCTAACCAGTTCTTCAGACTTGTATCCGTGATTGGTAATGTTGATTTGATTTAATGCAGTATTAATTCCTGCAGTTGATGTGGTTCTTGCTTTAGATTGATATCCAGAACCAGAATCCTCAACAATAATATTTGATACAATTGTTTTCTTAGCAACCGTCTCAAGTCTCTGTACACCAATACCTAGACTACTGAGAGAAACAGTATTAAGTCCAACTAGAGCATCCCCTTCATCTTTATACAGTTTGATTGTGGATGCATCAGTGGTTTGAACATAATACTGTGCATCTGTGGAGATACCACCAACTGCTTTTTGTCCATCAGTTCTATAAGTGACTCTTTCACCATTTCTAAACTTATGGAATGTTGAGAATCCAATACTGTTGTCTGAAGTAGAAACTTTTGCATTATCCTCTGAGTTGAAGGAAACTGCATAATCAATTATCTTAGTATTTGCATATGCTTTTGCACCTAAACCATTACCACCAGAAATGGTAACAACAGGAGTTTCGACATAATCAAATCCAGAATCTAGGATTTCAATTCTATTCAGAGAACCAATAACTGCTGCTGTAGCAGTTGCTCCAGTTCCAACAGAATCGGAAATGTTAACATGGGGGGGATTGATAATATCATATCCACTACCCTTAGATGTCACTGTTATATCATCAATAGTACCATAGTAAACAGCATTATTTGACTTATAGTTGAGAATTTCAACCCCATTAATGAGAATGCCCGTCTTCCCTGCTTCTGTAGATACGGGATTACTTTCATTAGTGGGAGCAATAACCTCTCTTAAGAGCTTTTGGTTCTCAAGACTCTTTCCTTGGAATCTACTATCAGTAAGAGAGTTTGCAGTTACAATACCAGAAACAGAGACAAAAGAATCATTATAGAGATTTGCTTGACTTGTGGATAACTTGAACTGAGTGTCATTAACACGTTTTACATAATAAACACCCTCTTCAATATCAAATCCACTTTCTACAGTATAACCAAAATCTGCAGTAAACTTATACTTTTCATAGTAAACTGAGTCTCCAGTTTGATATCCATGATCATTAACAGATACGGTGAAAATTTCTCCATTGTATGAACCATCCAATTTGACTTTCCTATCATAAAAGTCAAGAGGAGTGTCATAATACCTTGGAACGGATGTAGATGCTACTAGTAAGTCCTGATTAAATCTTGCATAAGTATTTTGAACATCAGTAAAGATGTTCTCTGCATAGTAATAATCAGACAGAGTAGTATCGATATCGCCCTTCAGAAGATTTCTTCTGACTGTGTATGCAGAACCAGTCAGTGTTCCTTGTCCTGCGGTAATAAAAGAAGTCTCATCGACAATAGATGTAACAGTGCCGTCAGAAGAACCCTCTGAGGAAACTAGACTAATACTATCACCAACTTTAAATCTATGTGCAGAATATGTCTTAACGGTGTATGAAGGTACGGATTTATCAGAGATTTCAATTTTTTCTACTTGTAGTTCAGTTGCAACGTTATAAAGGAAACTTTCTGCCTTAGCACCCCTAGCAGTAATACCAAGAGATTTGATTCCACCAGTATCGTTCTTGCTGAAGTAATATGTTGATCCCTCAATTACAGGTTCTGCCAGAACAGAACCAATTCTCATTGTGACTTTATTTGCAGTTCCGACACCAACATAACTATACGCGACGGTATTGAGTCTGACACTCTCAGTAGAGTCGATTTCTTTGGTTAATCCAATTGTAGTTGTATTGGCAACACCAACAGAGAAGAATTGGTTGATTGACTTATCTCTGTACGTCATGATACCAGTGGTACCATCAGTATACTTTACAACCAGTTCACCACTTTTGGGGAACCCAATCGTCGAATCAACATCGATGATTGAAGAACCTGCAGATACTTTGGTAATTATTTTTGAAAAAGGATGAACTGAGAACTCTCCTAGAACACTTCCATCAAAAGTAATATCTTTTGAATAGTCAAAGTCAACACTTAACTTGTAAAACTCTCTGCCATCACGAAGAAGTTTTTCTACATCAGTAATTGATGCATATGCTTTAGAAATATTATAATCATCAAACTCATCTTGGAAGAGAGTTTGGTTCTTGATGTTTAAAGGATCGCCAGAAATTGCTTCGACAACGATGTCCTTTGTAACTCTGTATTGTGCATCTGAGGGTTTGAAAAGAAAGTCTTGAGGTTTGAGAACCTCTACGTCCTCACCATAAAGTGCATGGAACAGAATCTTAAATGATTCATCTGTTCCTTTTGATTGATAAAAGTCTTTCGCTCTACTAACAAACAGTCTTTCGTTTACATCGCCACTTAGTTCTCTCTCATCAAACCCTGGAGTGAACTGTGTTTTAATTTTCTTGAGAAACTCTGCAAACAACAACGCACTCAGGTTGATTACTTTTGTTCCCTGAGTGTGTGCAGCACCATTTGTATTTGAAAATGTAAGTTTATCTGTTGCAGTCAGACTGCTGTAATCAGTAATTCCACTAAATCCTCTAATACAACCAGTGAAAGTATTTCTGGTTTTATCGGTATAGAGGATAACCTCATCATTAATTTGAATCAATCCATACTTTTCTGGAAAATCTGTGGTTCCTAAAATACCACTATTAACATCATACGACACAGAAATGGTAGTATCGCCAAGACTGACATTAGAAGAAAGTTCTGTTGACTCCGCATTGGATGTCAAAGTCTCAAGTTTTAAATACAGATCGATATTCTGTATTAAATCAACAGGAGCTCCTGGATATTCTTGTCCTATGTAATATTGTTTTAAAAAATCAACAATAAGTGGGAAGTCGTCTCTAACATAAGCAGGGAGCTGATGTTCGACAATATCCTGAAGTTGTACTCTCTTTGAATCTGTTGATATCATTTTACTCTATTAATAGGAAGAGCCACTGGATGGACTGGTAGATGTTGATGATGTGCTGCCATATGAACCACTTTGGACACTTGTGGTGGTTCCGCTAAAACCATTTCTTGCTACAATTTCTCCACGTACTAAACTTCCATTTGAGAAACTTGGTGAAACAATGTAGTTGGAACCTGATATATCATTACCAGAAGCAATTCTGTCAGGAATTGACTCAACCGTTGTGCCATTAATATCTAGTTGCAAATAAAGATCCTGTAATCCGATAACATCATTTGAATAAGGAACAGCGGAAATTTCAATGAGAGGGAATCCTCTGTTCAAAAGTGTGGATGTGATATTGATTGGTTTGAGTTTGATTTCACCTTTTAAGTAATCAATCGTTCCAACATTTTTCCTGACTACAGTTGCTTCAGTTGGAGACTCAAGACGTATCAAATCTACTACTCCATCTGCCAATGAATTATTTGGCGTATCCTTTAAATATACAACTCCAGGGATTCCACTTACAGTAAATCCAGAGGATTTAATGTTGTAACCAATCTCTCCACCATAAGTTCCATGTCCATGATTTTTAATGTAAAAACGGTTACCAAAACAAATTTCATATTCGGCAAAACTATTTAATGCCGCTCGCATATCCCTTCTCATCACAACAGATGTGATGTTTGAAGTAATCGCTCGATTACTATCATCAATCATCTTAAGGAACTTAGAATACTTGAATCTTGCTCCAAATTTGTTTAATTCACTTGAGTTGGCATATTGCTCCACATTGTTGCTTATGACGCTTGTGACAGCGTTAGCGGACTTAGCCAGGTTGCTATTGAAGTATGCATTGATATCTGCTTCAATATACAAATACTTCAAATCAATAATCTCAGGAATGATTCCTGCAACCGAATACTGTTTAAGATTTGTTTTAATATTATCCTTAATAGCGTTTGATAAGTACGTACCATTGATAGGTTTGATACTAATATAAACCTTACCAAATTGAGGTGGAGATAACTCCTCCCCACCAAATGCAGATACAGATTCAGTCTCTGCATAAATGCTTGGAATTAAAGTTTCATAATCGCCAGCAGTGACTGCTCTGTGTTGTGATGCATAAATTTGTGCTGCATATTTTTTAACTGACTCTACACTTTCAATCGATGCGCCACCAAATGCGGTTGTATTTGTCGTAACAAAGGAGATTCCAGACGAAAGTGCAGTCGCTTCTCTGGATGATGTCAGTTTACCAATGAAATCAAAATTATCGATTCCATTTCCATCTTCGCCATTGGTAATCAGATAACTGACTTGAATATAATTTGAATCTTCTAGTTTATGCCCAAAGACACCATCACCAAAAATAAGTTCATATCTCTCATCTTCAACCTCTTGAACCCAATAAACAGGAGATTCGGAAGTTACATTGAACAAACTACTCGCTTGTGTATACTTACGATTAATATCAGAGTTCTGGTTTGGTTTGATTAGAACTCTAATTGTTGAGACATCGACTCTAGAATTGGGAATGATGAACCTTTGATTTGGTTGTAGAGAGTTAACAGTAAAGTTTGTTGTAACATATGTCCCTTCATAGACATCTACGTTATCAAACAATGCTATATTATCTAATACTGGAACAGTAATATCATCCAGAATAGAGAAAACAAAATTCTCTTTTCTGAATGATGACGTTGAAACAACTGTACCACTGTTCAAAGTTACATTTTCTGGTAAATTAGTATATTCTGTCGTATCTAGCGAGAAACTAACATTTGCTCTCGCTGCTTTTTTGCTTCTTGGCACATATCCAATATTCCTCGCCAGAGACACGACGTTCTCCCTGAGCGTCGCTGAATCCAGAAACACCTCATTAGATACCATATTGGCATTATATGAGGTTATATACGTGTTATACGCCAGCACATCAACTATTTGAGACAGATTAGAGCCCTCAAAATCATAGTCAGTGAAGTTTGAGTTGGATCTAAGGTAGTCTACAATCGATGTTTTTATCTGATCGAAGTCTAAGTTAGCAAAATTAACTAGTGGCATTATCGTGTGGGTTGCAATACGAACGATAATTGTTGTGGTTGTGCTTCAATACCAATGATATTGTACCTAATTGTCACATTCAATTCATTTGAGTCGAAGTTTGGAATACAATCGACATCAAGTAATTCAACTCTGGGTTCAAAAATCTCAATTGTTGTCCGAATTTCATCCTTAATGGACGATGCGGTAATGTAATCAAGACTCTCAAACAATATAGAGTTAACTCTTGAACCTAAATTGTTGTTGAAAAACCTCTCTCCTCTTTCGGTGAGAATGAGATTACGAATAGAACGTGCGATCGCGCTCTCATTTTTGAGTGCAATCAAATCACTAGTCAAAGGATTGATTGTAAAAGACATCGAAACATCTTTAAACGACTTACTGACACGCTGGACGGGCATTAAACACTACAATTCTACCTTATTTAGACTCTTTCTCTTCAAGATTTTCACGCTCTTTTTAAAATTCGTTGAGTGTCATTGGTTCGCTCTGAGAAATCACTTCATCGACTATAAAAAGTTCACTCTCTTCAAGCGAATCGCGTTTTTTGGGAGTTTTTTCGTCGTTTGAAATTTCACGAAGCATCTTCTGATGCTGATCATTAGCTAAGTTGTCTAAAAAATCTGTCATTTTTAAAAATTAGGGGTTTCTTTGTCTGTTGTATCACTATTTAATTCAATAGATTCACGCTCTTTTGCAGTTTTCCAAAAATATTCATCCTCCCTACCCATTCCAAGACGTTCATAACCATTTTCAACACTATAATACTGAGTTGAAACTTTAAAATCAGGCATTTTTGGTTCAACAGGTGTTAAACTGTTGTCAAAAATACGCATTCTATTGTTTGGATACAGTGCATACTGTCCATTTTCCAACCCAATCAAGTTATGTGACTTATGTTCTGCTGGATTTTCACTTGTTGCATAGTCAACTACGTCAGGATCTTGATGATAGTTATCTAATGTACAGATGTATGTACCTTTTTGAATACCAAAGTCTCTTGTATACAGTTCATAGTCCATGGAACCAACGAATTGTTTCTGAACAGCAACTACACCATAGTCCATACAGTTCCAAAACTGTAAGTTAGGTAAGTCCATATCAGGAGTTGGTGTCTCTGGATTACTTACAAAAGCACTGATAGGCAATTTATCATACATTGCCGCATATTCTGGTAAGTATGTCTCAAAATAAAAAGCGCGTCCAGGAATCGACTTAGCCGATACCCAAACGCCCTTTACAAATTCCCCATGTCCACTTTGATGATCGGTAAGATATTCTTTTCTTACCCAAACTTCAGTTGATGGTAGGTTGCAAATAAGTGCTGCCATTTACATAACGTAACTTCTGCACTATTTACCTTGCCCCCGATATCGTTTTTTACCTTTATTACGTGAAGTTGGTGACAATAGAGTATATTGTGAACGTCCTTGACGAGTCTTCTTGGGTTTACCTTTAATGTAATTACCGTTTTTCATCATTGCCATTGTAATAATCTCCTATCAAATAACGCGAGTCTTTTCATGTCCAACACGGATGCGAGGATCACACCAGATTTCAAAACCTAAGTCTTTTGCATCAAGACAGAATGAAACGTCTTCACCACACATATCTTGTACATCACCAGATTCAAAGACTTGCATCTTAGGTGCAAACCAAGGATATTCCATCTTTTCAAATACACCGTTCTTAATCATTACCCAACCAAAACCAGTATAGTCAACAGTAAAAGGCTTCTTACGCTTACTAATAGATTCAAGTGTTTCATGATTCATGACACCACCGTTCTTACGGAAGTCATCTTCTTCCAACCAGTGTGCAACAGATGTAGTACGTCCGTCTTCAGTACAATACCAACCACCAGCAATCTCTTTCTCACTACCATCTTCTGCAATTGCCATGTCACACAATTGCCAGAACTTATTACTATCAAAGACAATATCACTATCAATCCATAGTTGGTAATCATATGTCAACTTACCATCCCATGGAATTTGACTTGGCCCACGTAGAACATTTGCACCCAATACCTTACAACGTGCAAAGTTAACCATTGATGAGTAGTCTTGACTAATCTGAATACTCATTCCATTCTGTACCATATCAAAGCACAGTTGTACAAAGTTCTTCAAGAACGTGAATGAGCACCCACGTCCAGGTAGACAGAACACAATACTCTTACCTTTCATCCGTGCTTTAATCGCTTCAATATCAAACTCCTCTTTCTTTTGCTTCTGAGGAGCAACAGTCTTTACGGTAAATCCTTTTGCCATTTGATTAATGTGGTTTCAGTTCAATTTTAACAGTGTATGTATGTAATGTCAATATGAAGATTCTAATCCGTGATGTACGGTTAACTCTTCATATGTCAAATCATTTTCATTGTAGTCCGTTCTTAAGAGTCCAACCATGAGGGTTAAATCTCTCCATATAACATTAAATTGTTTCTCACTTAAATTAGAATACAATACAGTATCCTTTGCATAGATGTGATATACTTTATCTTTGTTCATTGTCCTCCAATAACTCTACTATCTATTCGAGACTTCGCGCCCCTATAGGATATTAAAATTTTTCCGAGATTTTTTTTAGATACCCCTTAACTTGTAAGTGCATTGTATATAATTACAATTAAAAACCCTATTAAAACTCCGAGGGGTTTGAGCATTTTTCCAGGATGTCGTATTAACCATCCTGCAAGTATAACTCTCCAAAAGTTCCAATAAGGTGATACTTTGTTTCTTCTTTCAGACTGTTCTCTCATAATGTCGGAATTAGTATCAATGTTTCGGAATGGTGCGAAGAAAGATAAATCGAAATATTTCCGAGAAACTGATTAGTCTTCCGATGCACTCTTAATACCTACAATAATATTCAATAATACTCTCAACCTTCTGGGAGTATTTTTTATGGGCGGGATTTTTTTTATTGAAGAGGAATATCGAAAGCGTTTTGTCACCTCTGTAGGTTGGATGGTACCTTAATTATTATATCACGCCCCCATAACATAACAACGCAATAACGCATAATAACTGTATATTAGCACGGAGACTGATTGATGTCAACCCCCGTGTCACTAAGTATCACATAGCAGCTTTCAGTTCTTCATAGCACATACGATAGATTTGTCTGCTATTCATATCTTGCAAGTCTTCTAAAGTCATACCCCCGTACATAGAATCGCAGATGATTTCTGTTGCTTGGAATTCGTCAATCTCTAGGGCGCTGTCATCCAGTTGATTGCAACTCACAAGCAGGCAGATGGCGTCTTGCAGTTTGGCGCAAGCATGATCCATGATGCCTGAGATGATGCGGGTTTCTGCTGTGACGGTGATGGGAGTCATGGTGAAACCGGTTGAGTATACTACTAGGACACATCAAAGGGCCCTCTGAACGTTATCAGTCTGCAGCGAGTTCCATCAGCATCTCATTCATCTCATCTGCGTCGATCGCTGCGTCATCCCATGCCACGCCGTCCTCGGTCGTGCCTATCATCCGTCCGATCTGACCGTCAGTCATGCAGCGCACGAACTTATCCCATGGGGTCTCACCCTCAGCGAACTCCACACATGCCTTTGCTGTGTTGTAGAGGAACTCGTCGTTACCGATCCACAGCGACACGTTCCATGTCTCGTAGTTTGCCCAACCGTTGAAAGTTTCGTTTGCTGCCATGATGGAATCAATCGGGTATACAACTGATGCACTTTACAGGGCCCTCTGATAGTTACTCACCATACGTCTGGTGTACTTAAGTCCTCTACATATGCATCGCACTGTTCAGAACCGTCAAGATTAAAGAGTTCCTTATAGTCGATATTATGCGGATTAAAGTCTCCCATCACATCAAGTTCGATGGTGATGCGATACTTACTCTTCTGCGCTTGTTGATAGACTGCTGGCATAACTCTCCAAGATGGGGTAACACTGTGGCTAGTATAAGTTGACTTGGTGTGGTTGTCAACGTTGCATCGATTATTTATAAGAAAGACTGATATTTTTGAATGTCAATCCCCTGGAAAAACTTATCAGCGCCCGGTTGACATTTCGGCGGATTCGTGATAAAGTGCTCGCTTAGATAACAAGACTCTGAAGCATTTAAAAGGACATAAGTACAAGACTCTGAAGTATTAAAACACACACTTTTCCACAGAAATACACCTTAATACACAGGTTATATAATACTTTTCCACAGAGGTGTGGAGAACGTATATACATTTAAAAAGTTATTTAATTAATAAAAAAAGCATAATCTTTATGTATATGAACAAAAAGAGTGCCTTTTAGGGCACTCGTGGTGTTATTCAGTTGTTACGATTACCGAAGGTAATCTTATCCCTTCGGTATGTCTTATCTAATCAATAGAGGGTAGTAATAGCATCAAGAATGAGTAAAATATCGTTTCCATTCTGTGCTGATTCAAGAGCAAGGAAGAGATCAGAATTAGACATTTAAAAGTGTGAGTTAGTGTATGATTAGTGAGTTTTAAGTCATCACCAGGACTGTTGTAATACTAGATTTAAGGATTCAAACCAAACCAAGTCTCTACACCATAGCAATCAATAATCTCTTCTTTTAGATCTTCCATATTGTAATCTTTAAGGTTTTGTTCAATACTTTCCACAGCAAAAGTAACCAAGGTATCCATATCCATTCCTTCTACAATCATCTCTGCATAAGCATTCTTCAGTTGATCGATTTGATTGAGTGTCATCATTTTAGAAAGTGTGAGTGAGTGTTACTTAGTGATTATGCGAAGGTATATCCGTTAGTAAATGTTTCGTTCTTATAGACATTCTTTCCATTAATTGCACCAACAAAAAGTCTTACATACCACTGAAAGTCTTTCTGAAATACTCCTTCTCCAGTCACACAAAACTCAGTGCAAAGTGCATTCAGTCTGCTCTTTGTTGTATTGGACTGATAACCACCATCAAAGATTGTCATTGAATCATCAGAGACTTCTGCAATCTTATTACCATGAAGACGTACGATTGAAACCCCATTCTCTTCATTAAAGTGAACTGATGTATTAGCATTAGTCCAGTTCTTATTTGACTGAATTGCTTCACACATTTGGGTTTCGATTTTTCTCATGAGATTAGAGTTGATTGGTGTTAATGAAGAGTTTTTACTTAACCATGAAATCCTAACTCCTCCCAATCCCATTTTACTCCATTTGGTGAACACTCAGGAAGGTTCATAGATTTACAATAGTTAACTGCTGCTGCTTGAGTTGAGAAGATTTTGGCAGCACTATTGCCTCTCAACATAATTGTTTCGCGAATGCTGTCAGAGTTAGTGAAGAAAGGGAAAGTGATAAAAGCAGAAGTCATAGTCGGAGTTGATTGGTTCTTACATTACTAGGACAGTTTGAAGGGCCCTCTACTTTTATCTTTTAAAATGGATTACTCCATAACTCATACTTCTTCATTGTGATATATCCTTCCTTACAAAGTGCATCAGTAAAGATACCCCATGATTCACGTTTTACATGAATGTTATTCATCTCTGGATTTTGTTTAATTGTCACCAACCAATTATATTTGAATTGTTGAAGTGCTTGTGCTTTGGTGATTGTTCTCATGTTGTTACTTAGTGACGTAAGTTTGTGCAATTGCATCAGACTTAAATCGTCTGCACAGTTTAAACAGCAGTTTCAAATCATCCTTAATCACATATCGAAATGAGTCTGATTCGATGATAAACTTATCATCTTCCAACCATACTTGTGGAAGTTGTTTCTTGTAGATAGGGAAGTCAATCATCAGACTAACTCCTGCTGATATGACATGAATTGCTCCTCTGTAACCTCATCCACACAGTCTTGAATCATTGTGTAGATGTAATCAATCTGCCCAACATTATCAAAGATTCTTTCAGCAAGTTCAGGATGTTTGTCGCAAGGATAAGTCGGTTCGTCATTTTCATCACGAATCATACAATCCTCAGCAGTGTAAATCCATGCCGCGCAAGGTGCATTTTCACCCTGCAATTCGATCATCTTGGTGATACGATTTTGGAGTTGTTTGAGAGTGTAGTTCATTTTTGTTTGTGATTGAAGTTCGTGAAGATAAGTCTTAATTAGTGACATAATCACCAACGAGTTTGAATCAGTGCAGAATTGAAAAGTTGTGGTTCTGTATGTAAATCAGTGACTTCATAGTTGTAACCCTCAACACGACTATTAACCTCTTTTTCAAATGATTCTTTGTTGATATATGACTTTGATTGCATGTCATTCATGAATGTAACCGTCTTATACATTAGACGCTCGCTGATACTTCCATCAGCATACTTGACGGGATAGAAATCAACAACCATGTTTCCGTGCTGTGCTGTGAGTTGCATGTTAAAAATCAGTTAAAAAGAACAGAGAGTTTAGATTGAATTGAATCGACAAGATTTGCCTCCTCATCACCATAATCAGCATAATCATTCAGTGCTGATTCGATTGCATCCCATTCGGCATCAGTGAAGAATTCTTTGATGTTGTTCATTTGAGTTGTGTTCATACTACTGAGACAGTTTGAAGGGCCCTCTACTTTATACCTCTGTTAATTCTTGTTGCTGTAACCTCATGCGACTGATGCCATCTCCATATAGCAATCAAGACTGGCATACTTAACATCATCATCAGAATTTTTCAGTCCAATGAATGACACTTGCCCGTTAAAGCATTTAACATCAGCAATGCTATACTGATTGCCATTGTTGTCTTCAACCTTGCATCCTTTGATTTGCTTTAGGATAGCAGCGGCGCGGATGTTGTCTGGAGTGTTTCTCATACTACTGAGACAATTTGAAGGGCCCTCTACTTTAGAATCAGAGGTTGTCGATAGAACGTTGGATTGATTCGTTACGCTCATTGATAATTTGTATCATGTTACTATCTAACATTTCAATCATGAGATTGGCACCTAGAATAACAAACAATGCAAGAAAGAAGATTCGCATGATCACTCTTCGATGGTAACAGATTGAATTATAAAGTTAGGATTGAGGCGATTACATGTTGCAATTGCTTCCTCTTTTGTTGCTTTAATGTAACTTAGACAGTCATTCATAACCCAACCATTAGTACGATGAAATTGACCATGAAGAAGGAATTTAGTCTCTTGCATTGTTATCAACCTCCGAACATTTCATCAAATAGTGATTGTCCTGAACGTTCATCATTATCCATTCTTTGTGTTTCGCGAAGATTAGCAAGGAAGTGAATCTGTTCTTGAATTCCATCTACTTGTTCCTGTAACTTCTCCTTTCTAAAGTTTAACTCCATGATAGATTTGTTGATTTCGACTGTGTTCATAGTTTTGTGAATAGAAAGATTAGAAAGTTGTTGAATAGGGTTCATGATTACATTCCGTTCATGTACTCATGAAGTTCAGCAAAGTATTGTTCTTCAGTCTCAAATGAACGTCCGTGAATCACACATGGAAATGTATGTTTTTGAAACATAGCACCAGCAACTTCGATGTCTTGTTTGTCATAACCCATTTCGAGCAGGGTGTCAGTGTAAGGGTTGTTTGAATTGGTTCTCATACTATGGAGACACTTTCAGGGGCCCTCTATTCTTCAAATACTAATCTTGCTGCTCTATCTTCTATCCTACGTTGTGCAATCTCATAATACTTTTTATCAATCTCATATCCAATGAATTTTCTATCTTCTTCTCTTGCAATCGCTGGTGTTGTACCAGCACCAGTAAAAGGATCTATAACAATGTCTCCCTCATTACTCCATGATTTGATATGATCTCGTGCTAAAGCTTCAGGGAACATAGCAGGATGCTGATACGCATAATCATCTCGTGTTGTGAAACCTTTGCCGTTATTATACCTCCAGATATTATTTCTTGGACTAAACTCTGGTGTTGGTTTCTGTTTACGTTCTACTAAATTACCATCCTTATCTCTATATGTTCCCTTTCCCCAATTTGTATGCCCTGCCCACTTATTTGCCTTGTCACATATTAGATTAGCAGTCTTTGGTTTCTTATCCTTACTAAAGACAAACATATATTCAAATATCTGTGAATATCGATTACCATCACGACGAGAAGGAAATGCACATCCATTCTTCTCATATATCATCGTATCATGTAACAGGAAACCTAACTCTCCAAAATATAATGCTTGTCTGAATGATGACATTGATTCACCGCCTTTAATAACAGCATCACCAACAACCCAGACAACAACACCACCAGGTTTGATGATACGATATAATTCAGATGCAACCTGTTTGAATACATTAAAGTCCCATTTACTGCTATCATTATATGTCCGCAAGTCATCATAAGGAGGAGACGTTACACACAAATCAATCGAATCAACTGGCAATTGATTCATACCAGTGATGCAACTTTCATTGTAGATAACATTCGTTTCCATGATGATGATGCGTTAATTAACTATTATACCACTGGAATCAAACCAGGGCAAGAACATTTACAGGAGCAGGAGTTTTCACAAAACCAACATTTACGCGATTCTTTTTGATGTTTCCATAAACACATGCCTCAAGACAATCATCATAACGATCTGCAGTAAACTGCAAAGTTGTGCGGGAATTGTTATTACTGTGCTCACCAATACTATTCACAATAGTATCTTCAAAGATACAAACGTTGATAACAGAAATAAACTCGCCAGTTTTCATAATATCATCAAGAGACTTATCCCAATGGCAATCCCACAACACTTGAATTAAGTTCATTTTACCTTTCTCTTTAGGAGAATGTGTTGCGCCTTGAATGAACTTACCGCGTCCAGTTTTTAGTTCCCAGTGCTTAGCGACTTGCTTCAATTCTTCAATCATATCACCAGCAGAGGAAAAACGTGGTTTCACGTTGTAACCCAGCGATTGCAACTTGAATGGTAGATACAATTCAAAAATCTTACCGAAGGTAACACCCAAATCAACAGCAAACTCACTTTTAACCTCTCCCCAGTAAGTATTAACCAACTCAGTAAGAGTAAGATGCGAACCAACTTTCTTCCAGAAATTGATGATTCTATCTTGCAAGAGTTCAGCATTCAAATCTTCAATGATTTCAACGATGTTCTCTTCAAAAATGGTTTTGATGTTGCTCATAGATTAAAGTCGTGCTTATACTAAGGGTACAGTTTGAGGGGCCCTAAAAAATATAGGGGAAAGATTATTAAAGAGAAGGAAGTAATTTAGTGGATGAGATGATTAACAAGAATGTGAGCATGATTACCACGTCCCATGATTTTGTTCTGATGAAGAATGGAACAGAGATAATATCACCAACGAACTGCATAATCACTCCTAATGATAGATTCACATGAAGAATGATGAAATATGCAGTCACCACAAGAAATGATCCTATGATTCTGCCAACGGTGTCAATTTTCATCGTACATAAAGGAATGAACCGTAAGTATCTACGATCTCAGGGTGATCAGTCAAGAAATCAATATAGAACCGAATGCCTTTCGCAGGTGCTTTAAATGATGCTGGTTTGTAACATGCACCAGTCTCTTTGTCGATGAACATAAACACACCATTATTTGAAAAACTGTTATCAGCATGAATC